CCGCGCCCGCCCACTGCCTCCGCCACCGCCCACGTAGGATCCCGATGCGCCACCAGCAGCACCAGCGACAATGGCACCCGCAGCAGTGTGGTGTCCGCCACTGCCGCCTGCTCCGCCTCCACGCAAGCTCGACCCACCCACACTCGAGGTAGGAGTGGCCGTACTTCCGCCTCCACCCCCACCCCCGTTCTCGGCGCAGTGCGTGGTGACCACGGTGACTGTGCCGTCTGAGCCTGTGCCGCCTGCGACACCCACCACGCCCTTGGCACCACTGACGCCGGGGTTGCCGCCTTGGCCCACTGCCGTGCTGCCAACTGTTCCCGCACTACCCGTGCCGCCTCCGCCTCCGCCTCCTCCAGCAGCGCCTGAGATCGCACCACCACGTCCGCCGCCACCGCCGAAGGCTTGGAGATAGGTCCCGAAGCTGGTCGTGCCACCGATGCCGCCGTCACCGCCGAGTGCACCTGATGCACCTGGGGTTCCAGCAGTGCCCGCTGCCCCGCAGGTGACGGTCACGGTGGCCGTGAGGTCTGAGGCAGCGAACACACCGCGAGTCCAGGCTGCACCTCCGCCTGCTGCTCCCCCCTTGGTGATCGCAGTGATGAGGCCGGATGCTCCTGCGCCACCGCCACCGCCGGCCCCGATCAGCTCGACGATCACTGTCGAGGGTGTCCAGCTGGTGGGCTTGGTCCAGGTGCCCGATGCGCTGAAGACCTGCACATTGCCCGGCGCTGCGTTGACACCCAGGGCTTGCCAGCCATCGCCTTCCGTGTACTGGATGGCAGCACCAGGTGCGAGAGTGCCCACCCACAGCGTGCAAGCAGTAGTGCCGTCCGTGTGCTCCACCGTGACCCCGCAAGCAAGCGAGGCGTCCGTGTTGAAGATGACGGCGCTCTTGATGTTGCGTTGCGTGCTGGCAGCCGGGGCGGCGACGACAGTCACGGTCGAGGCGGCAGCGACTGCGGTGTTGGTGCGGCCTGGGGTGACTGCCCCTGACGCGAGATCGACCCAGCTGGCATGTACGTCGACGGCCGCAGCGGTCGTGGTGGTGATGCGCAGGATGTCAGTGGTACTGGTGAGATTGAGCATGGTCTGTTCCTAGTGCTTGCAAGCGCAGATGTCGGGTTGATTGCCCTCGCCGTCCTCTTCCTCCGGGTCAGCGTCGAGCGCGGCCGGTACGCCGGGATGCAGCGGCGATGGCATGGCGTTGGGGCTGGCCCAGGTGAACGCACTGTGCTCCTCGTTGAGCACGGGCTTGAAGCGAGGGCCGGTGGTCTTGAACGTCGTGAAGTGCACGCCGTCGTCGGTGTGGTGCTCGTGCATCCACTGGCAGTCCTGGACCGTGTGCCCGCACTCCTCCTGGGTCTCGCGTGTGGCGGCCTGCTTGGCGGTCTCGCCCTCCTCGAGGTGCCCACCCGGGAATGCCCAGTGGTCGGGGTAGTCCTTGGAACTGCTGTGCCGCTTGACGAGCAGCACGTTGCCGTCGGGGTCGTGGTACGCGATGCCCGCTGCCCGGGTCTTGGGCTCGTCATCCTCCGGGTCAAACGCAGCGGCGACGCTGTGGGCATCCCCGTCAGCGTCATAGTGGTTGGTCTCGAAGAAGGCGTTCATGCGAGCGATGTCTGTCTTGTCCATGTCAGCGCCTCGGTGGGTTCGCCTTGACATAGCGTGCCAGGGCGGGGTAGAGGGGATGCTCGCAGAGGTTGATGTGCACCGATTCCTCCGGTGCCAGCGTGCCCTCCTTCAGCGTGACGAACACCCCCTTGAGGATGCCTGTCTTCTTGACCGCGTCGGTGTCGAAGCTGATGCCGAACGTGTGGTCAGCGGGTAGGTCAGCCATCAGTGCCTCCATTGGCCGAATACGGCAGGGTCGATGTACGCGGCGAGTGCCACGATCGGGGTGTTGCCCAGGTGCTTGGCCACGGCCTTGCCGACCTCGAGGCGCTGCCGGGCGAACTCCTTCTCATCCTTCGGGACTGGCATCGTGGAGATCACCTTGAGTGCCGCATTGGTGCCGTTCCAGGTGCGGAAGTCCTTGGGCTTGAACTCCGTGCCCCCGCGTGACTTGAGGTAGGAGCGGATCGCCATGGGGCTGGCGTTGAAGAGCTTGGCGTCGTAGTGCCTCAGCCGATCCTCCTTGGTGCCGATGCGGCCCCGCACGTACTTGGCCAGTCCAGCGTCGGTGATGGTCTTGGACTGCTCGACGCCCTTCTTGCCGGTGAAGTTGAAGGTGATGGTGTCACCCTTGACCTGCACATGCTCCCGGGTCAACGTGCTGGCACCGTACGCCTGCTTGTCAGCGCCCGTATCGCGCTCTGATCCGATGCGGAAGCCCGTGAGTGCGATGAGCTTGACAACAGCGGCGGCATCCCGGGTTACGGGCGCCAGACGGCTGTTGTTCATGTCGCTGCTGGCGCTGGTCACGATGTTGCCCACGACGGCGTTGAAGCTCTTGAGGCGAGCGAACTTCTCCGCAGCGGCCTTCTCACTGTGCTCGGCACTGTACTTGCGCTGGGTGCGGCCCTTGACGTCCACGCCGGTGACCTGGATCGCACTGTGCTCCGGGTAGAGCTTGACACTGGTCCAGGCAGGCGGCACCTTCAGGGCACGCAGGCGAGCATGCTCCGGCGGCGTGAAGTCACCGCCGCCGGCCTTGGTCCACTTGGGTGCGGCCTTGGGTGCTGCCGGCGCCTTGGTGGTGCTGCCCTGTCCCTTGGGCGCGAACTGACCGTCGGACTCCCGCGGGTGCTCTGCCTCGCGGAAGGACTCGTCGTCCCTGACCGAGTAGCGTGCGACGGGCACGCCCTTGGTGAGGTGGTAGTGGATGATGATCGCCATGGCTACTTGATCCACTTCTGCTTGAGGAAGGCGTCAATGCGGCCTGCCCTGTTCACCGGCCCTGAGCCGCCCTGGGTGCCGAAGTGCGCCTTGCGTGCCTCGTTGAGGAGCTTGGCGGCACCCACCGAGATGCCAGCCGCATCCGCCAGCTTCAGGATGTCCACGCCACGCTTGCCCTGCATGTGCTGGAGTGCTGCGTTGATCTGCTTCTCACTCAACCGCGAGCGCTCGGTGCTCATGGTGCTGGCCGCGTGGCGTACCGCGTCTGCCATGCCCTGGTCCACTTGTCCACCCCCTGCCGCTGGAGCCGGTGCAGCAGGGGTCAGGCTTTTCCCGGCGTCTTCATCCGGGACAGGCGGTTGGGCAGCAGCGAACCCGAGGCCAGTCGTGCCATGCGTTCCTGGCGTGCGTCCTCACCGTCCTGGTCGATGATGGCCGGCTTGGCAGCGGGGGTGCGTGCCGCCTCGAGGCCGGCCATGTGCTTCGCATTGGCAGCAGCGCGCTCAGGCGTCATCTTCGAGGTGTTAGAGTGCGGCACACCGCCGGCCATCGAGGTGCGGTGGCTGATGGGGTCGACATTCATGGTGCGCGGGTTGGCAGCCACGGCCTTCTTGGCAGCGGCGAGTGCTGGATGCGTGCCCATGGGCTTGCCGTCGGGTCCCGGCTTGGCTGGCAGCTTGCCCTTGTCACGCAGCGCCTGTACCACCGCAGCCTTCTTGTCACTGGAACCGGGTGCGGTCTCGTTCGCTTTGGCGGCAGCCCTGGCCATGTCATCACGGCGAGCACCGGGCCATGCGGGTTTGGCTGCACCTGTGGCCGCCCGGACCTGCTCGTCATGCTCGGCAGCGTGCACCTTCGCCCTCTCATGGGCAGCCTTCATCTCGGGTGTGGCCCCGTACCTGGGGTCAGCGATGTTGGCGGCGCTGCGTGCGTCCTGCTTGGCCTTGGCCTTGGAGGCGACGACGGCCTTCGCGCGCATGGACCGAGCTTCGGTGCTTGTGTTGGCGGTCTTGTGCTCCACCGGCGTGCCGCTCGGCTGGTGGGGTACATCCACGCCACTGTCCTCGCGGGCGGCTGGTGCAGCGGCAGCAGGCTTGGCAGCAGGCGGCTGCATCGCTGCCTTGAGTGCGCTCGGCTCCATGTTGTGCTTGACACCGCCGGGACCCTCGACCACGACACCACCTGCGTCGTTGTGGCCGAGTACCTTGTACTGGTTGCCCTTGACACCCTTCGCAGTGAGCATCTGGCCGGGCATGAAGTCGCTGAGTGGGTGGCTTCCGTGGACGACCTTGTTCGGGTCCGCCTCACCGACCATGGGACCTGTCGGATCGCCGCCAGCAGCGGCTTGATTGGGTCCCGCGGGGGCTGCGGAGCCACTTGGCGCACCAACCCCCTTGAATCCGCCAGCAGGTGCCTTCGTGACCTTGTACATGCCATCCGCGCCCTTCTCGATCGTGAGGGCACCCAGCTGGCCGGCGTACTTCGGGTTCTTCAGGTCACTCAGGGCGGTCATGATCGTCACCTTGTTCGTGACGCCAGTGGCCTTCATCAGTTCATCCACGCTGAACGGATGTCCGCTGCTGAGCAGCTGGTGTACCGCGGGCTTGGCACCCTTGGCCGTGGATTGGGTCGGCTTGGCCCCGACTGCGTTGCCACCAGCGGGTGCACCTGGGGCGCCAGCGGGACCTGCTGCGGCAGGCTTCGGTGGCACGACCGCGTGCGGGCTCTCTGCCACTTCCCCGGCAGCCTTCTCGATGGCACCGAGTTGCTTGATGGCTTCGCTGCGCTTGAGGACCGGGGCCGCGGGGTCTGCGGCGATGGCCTTGAGCTTGCCGTACGCGGCGCCCATGCTGTTGTTCTGGGCACTCGGCACACCACCCAGCTTCTTCGAGGCGGCTTGTGCGGCCTGGCTCATGTGCGCACCGAGGCCGGTCTGCGAGGTCATGTGCTTGGCAGCAGCGTGGTGTGCCTCGGCCGCCTCTTGGTGATCGGGCGTGCCCATGCCCTCGTGAGCTTCTGCCGCGGCCTGGTGTGCGCCTGCGGACCAGCGGCCGCCCTCATCTCGCGGATGGTCCTGCTCGACGTAGGTGGCGTCCCTCGTGAGCGTCTTCACCGCTGCTGCGAGGTCGCTGAACAGGAACATGGCGTCTGCGGTCTGCGTCATGCCCTGCCGGTCCGCAATGGCCTGCATGAGCACGTTGACCAGCTTGGTCATGTCGTCGCCGGCCGGTACCGACCCCGGGGCTTGGTCCCTCACTCGACGCGGAGTGAAGTGGATGTGGATGTGACGGGCCATGTGGCCTCCTAGTGAACGTGAAGGTCGAGGGCGGTGGGCTTGGGCACCATGCTACGCCGTTTGTGGCGGCGTAGCAGGAGCAACCAGAGCAGCACCAGGAAGTGGCGCAGCCTGGCCACGTCAGCCGACAGTGATGCTCATGCTGTTCGGCTTCGGGATCAGCACGGGCGGGGGCGGGGGAGGCGGGGGAGGCGGCAGGGTGTCGGGCACCGTGCCACTGCCGCTGAGGATGAAGTCGGGGATGTCCACGCCGGCATCGTCGAAGCTGGTGGCCACGACGCTGAAGGAGCCCACGGCGACATCCTGGAACTCCGCGGTGATCTGGGCGACCGTGCCGTCCGGGCTGACCATGACCTCAGCGGAGGTGAAGGTCTCGACCGCGGGCGGGTTGCCACTGGTGTCTGCCAGCGTGATGCGAATGCCCCCGAACACGACACCGGCCGCGACTGCGGACAGTGCCAGTGAGAGGACGACAGTGACTTTGGAACTCATGCTTTCTCCAGGTGGGTTGGTGGCGGCGCCACGGGGGTCATTGAGGACTAGGAGCGCCTCAATTGTAGAGGGCTCAGAACGCCAGGGCTCCAGCCACGGCCTTGTTGTACTTGCGGAGCTGCATGTTGCGACGGTTGACCGTGGCAGCACCGCCGATGCCCACCTGGTCGAGGGTCCAGAAGTTCAGCGCGCTCACGGCTGCCGGTTGAATGATGATCGGCGTGCGCAGCCACATCTTGTAGGCACCCGGCACGTCGACAGTGCTGCGCTTGAGTGCGTAGACGTTGCCAGTGTTCTGGCGCACATACAGGTCGGGGGCCATGAACGCACCCGAGGAGCTCACCACCGTGACCTCGCAGGAGGCTTGCCACGCATCGCCTGCGACAAAGTTGGCTGCGTTGATGACTGAGCCGTTCCAGTAGCCACGGTACTGGTTCGCTGCCACCGCACTCGGCCCGGCGTAGACGATGTTGCTCTCCCAGCCCGGTCGCCCGTCGCTGCGGAGTTGCTTCTGCACCACCGCGCTGTCGCCCGTGCCCGTGCCACTGAGCTTGTTGTAGGTCCACAGGGTGGGCACGCCGCCAGCACCCGCACTGAACGGTGCCGTGGCCGTGCCTGCAGTGCCTACCGCATGAGAACCGTCATTCATGGAGCCGTAGGGCTGGTTCGTGACGTCGTAGGCGTCTCCACTGCCCATGAACGCACTGACCTCGTTGATTGCCAGATACGAGTTCGCAAGGGCGATGCGGCACTCGTCGCCGATGTAGTAGCAGGCCAGGTCGTTCGGGTGGAGGAAGTCGTTCAAGTCGGTCAGGGAGGACAGTGCGTCGCCGGTGGTACTGGTCCAGTCCACGAGGCGTGCCCAGGGATCGACGAGGATGGTGTTGTTCGTATTGGCGCAGAAGGCCCTGATGTAGGAGTTGAAGTCATTGAGCTTGCCACGGGCCGTGATGATCTCGGCGTCACTGAGTGTGCTCCAGCCCGGCCGCGAACCTGGGGCGCCACCAGCCACTTGACCGCGAGGCAGGATCGTCAGGCAGACCACGATGATGCCCGCGGCCAGGAAGGCGTTGACAATGGTCTTCCAGCGATTGAACATGACCAGTGCACTGTCGCCCCTGGTAGCAGCCACCGTGAGGTCATTGGTGCCGCCCAGGAAGAAGACCATCTTGGGCCTGGGGCTCAGGTTGATGACATCCCCCAGGCGCAGCAGCATGTCGCTGGTGGTCTCGCCGCTGACACCCTTGCACCAGTCAACCTGCTTGGTCATGGCGGCGGCAGTGTCAATGGTGCCTACCAGTGGCATCCAGATGCGGCCATAGCACAGTGCCTGGACCCAGCCGAGGTAGCCTCCCGCACCACTGTTGTACCCGATCTGCGTGCTGCCTGCGAACACACTGCGGGCCGTGATGCTGTCCCCAAAGCCTGCGATGTAGATGAGGCCGTCCATGGCAGTATTGCGGACGAGGATGCCCGCGGCAGTGGTCTCCCAGTCCTGGTCTTGCCAGGCGGTGCCTCCGGCGTTGAGCTTGGGCATGAACTGCCCGTCATGGGTCATGGCCCGGCGCATCCGGGATGGCACCAGGAGGCGCCGCTGGGAGAGTCGATTGAGGAGGTTCATGGTGTCCTATCCAGGTTGTTGACCGAGTTTGACCCAGGTGCCGAGGGCCCCGGATCGCATTATGTAGCCGTCGAAGCCATAGCGTATGGCGTCCCAGGCGTGGTTGTGGGCGTCGATGATGATGGGCAGTACCTTGGGCTGGCCCTTGTCGTCCAGCTGCTTGGGATCGGTCTTGTAGCGGTAGAGTCTTGCCTCCTTGGCGAGTCCGGTGCAGCGTGGGTGGATGACGATCTCATCAAAGCCCCTGAGGTGGGTGATACCGTCCTTGACACAGCCTTCCCACTTCTCGGCAGCGGCGATGTTGAAGCCCTTGCGCCTCAGGTGGCTGATGGTCTCGGGGCGGCTGGAGTCCGCGTGGATGGGCCAGTCACGGGC